TTGTCGGTGTAAGAGTTGAAAACAATACCGTATCGGTTGCGCCAATAGCAGTATTGGTAAATGCGTGAGTAGTTACAAAGGTGAGTGCTGTACCGCCGCCTTTACCAGAAGCAATGCGCGTCAATACCCAAACGCTAGGCTCTGGCGCGCCATCAACAGGCGCAACGTAAATTCCCATTGAGCCTTGATAATCCGTAACCCACGTTTTTGAAGCGGCAAAATCCGCAAGTGTCGGCGTTCCGTTAAACCACGAAAGCGGTACAATCGTCCAAGAGTCATCACCGCCACTAAAATCATCGGATAGAAAATGCCCTGCACGTAATGACCGTGGCGTTGTTTGTTGTAGTACGGTATTCGTTTTTATTATTTCTTCGTCAAGTTCTTGTATTTGCTCCTGTTTTGCTTCGATTGCAATTGTTAATTGTTGCTGTAAGGCTTCGTCCCCGGCGTTTATTGCTTCTTCGAGGTCGGATTGTAGTTCGGATAATTCTTCGTATAGTTTTATAGACGTAATCATATCGGCAACTACCGCGGCTAAGCCCGCGTAAAGCTCTGTAAAGTTGCTATTGAGCGCATCTATTAACTGCTGTCCTGTTTGCCCCACTGCTGTATTCTGTCTAGCCATACGTCACCTCACGCCATCACTACGTTATTTGCCGTTATTACGCCATCTGCCAAAACTCTGTAAATCGTATTAGGCTGCCGCGGCGGTGGTGCGATAAAAAAAGCCACGGTCATGTCAAAGTCCGAATCGGCAAGTAACCGCCATGCTTCACGCCAATTACGCGGCGTTATCCCCGTGACGGTTTCGCAAATTCCGGCGAGATTATCTCGCCAGTTTCCGCGCGATATGCCGAACGAGGCCGCCCATATTTCAATTGATTCTCTTGCATTGGTGCCACCATCAGCAATTAGTTGGATATTTTTTCTCCAACTGTTGGCAGATGTACCAGTCAATTTCATAGCTACAGCCGCAACACTTAATCTCCAATTGCTCATAATGTCACTCCTTCGAACACAAACAAAAAACTAGCGGGTTTTACGCCGCTAGTTCGGTTATTTTTACACTATCCTTCGTTTTGTGGCTGTTCAGGTTTTTGAGGTTTTGCCGGTCTGCCAACTTTCGGCTTTGCTTCGTCATGCTCCGCTGTACCACTGACCCACTCATACGCACCATCGGCATTTTGCCGCAAGCGTAACGGTTCATTTGGTTCATATCTACGCATAATACACCGCCTTAGAAATTGAGTACGACAGATGCGAGCGCACCGGGTACAAGTACTCTGGCGCCATAAACACTCAAACCTTTAACGCCGTCGGCAAATCGCTTTTCCATGCGGAACGCTTCTGTCTGCACAATCTGCCCTGCAAATGTGGCAGCAAGCGGATGACCGGCAATAGCCGTATTCCCGCCCGGAGTTGTGTTTACTTCGTAGACTTCAAATCCTACAGCGCGTCCGATAAGCCCTGCTTGCAGTCGGTTCTCGGCTTGGCCGCTTCCTGTTGCTGTAAATCTGTCATCTTGTAAAAGCATCGAAATCGCTTCCGGCGGCAGTGCAACTCTGCGTTGATTGCTTGGCACATTATTTTTTACCAACACTTGGCGCAAGCCGACCAACACGCTAAACATCATATCAGCATTCGTCACGCTGACGGGCGGCAGTACATTCGCGGGCGCAACCCCGCTGTTCAACACGCCAAATAGCCAAGTGTCTTCTACCTCGGCAAGCTTAAACGCGCTGCGCTGCATTGCGCTGTCCATAAGACCAGACCGCGCCTGCGCCGCGTCAACATCATCCACTTGGAAGTTAAATGATTCTGCTTGGTCTATGCGCAAATCCTGTCCGACCGTGGACAATTCTTCCGGGGAATCCATGTCCTGATTCGGAATATAGGTTGTAATGGTTGGGTCGCTAATTTGGTTAATGCGAACCGTATCACCATAATTTCGTATTTCGCCAACGTAGTCTTGATTAAAAAAACTACGCGCTACAAGCGTATTGTCGAGATGTTCAAGCAGTCTCGCACTCCACACTTGCGGAATAAAGCTAGTAATAGCCATATGTTATACACTCCTATCTTTTTAATCTTTCAATGCCGCTTGCACCGCTTCCCAGTTTTTATTGATATCAGCCGGGGTCATATTTTTGACCTGCTCTCTCGTTAAGGTTGCAGTGCTTCCGGTGGTATCTTTCGGCGGCGTCGCAGGTTTAGTACCAACAACCTCCGCAGTTGTGAAAACATTAGCGTGTTCGACCTTAACGCTTGCGGAAACCTTATCCCAGTTCTTGATTGTGTCACCATCTAGCTCCACATCGTCCATGTTCACGGCGAGCGCAACTGTGTTAAGAAATTTCTCGTTTGCGCCGTCTGCTTTTAATTGCCGAAGAACCGCCTCGCGCTTATTGCGCTTGGTTTCGGCTTCACCGTGGGTTTTAACTGTGGCTTCGTGTGCGGCTTTTTCGTCTGCCGCGGCTTTTTGGGCTTCTTCAAGCGCTGTTTTGTGTGCTTTTTCCATTTCGGAAATAGTCGCTTTCAGTTTCGCGGATTCGCCCGCTTCGTCGTCGGCAATTTGTTGGTTGGTTTCCGTCAATTCCTTGATTTCGGCTTTTTGCGCTTTTATCGTTTCTTTGTGTTCTGCTATTTGGTCATGCAGAACCTCAATGCTTTGTCCGTGTTGGTCAAGGATTTGCTGCATTGTTTCTGGGTCGATTCCTAGTCTTTTTAAGAACTCGCGTTTCATGTTTTCACATTCCTCTCATATTCCGCGCGACGCTTTTTTACATGGGTTTCGTCCATGCGCGTATCCAGTTTTACGCCGTGCATAACGGCATTGTCCATTTTTTAACGCTGTAGGACTTTAGCATTTGCGCGTTTTACGCCCGCGCGGGCAGCGTTTCGGTATAAAAAAAGAGCCTACCGCGCCGCCCGTGGCCTGGGCTAGCGTGGTTATGCTCGTTTTTATTAAAGCTGCAAACGTCTCATCTTAGAAACCCTCGCCCATCATATCCTGTACAATCGCGCGGTAATCTTCGGTGTGGTTGTTGAGATTATCACGAATAAAGTTACCCGGCGCAATGCCCCGGCGTGTACCTAATTCTTGAAATATCCCATAAAAGGCACCTATGCCATGTACAACTTCTTTATCTCGAGGGTTCACTTGACTATCCACGCTATTAACCATAGTACTAGTGTCAACGCGCCCAGATGCGCGAATATTCATCTGCGTTATTTCCGTAGCTTTTAGCCCTATAGCGGTCAGTGTGCGTGCAACATTGCTATCCACTTGCCGCTGTACATCAGCTCGGTGATTTGTAAATTTAACACTCATTTATGCCGCACCTCCTAATCTTGCTACCAAGTCGCGGTAAGCTTGTGATTCTCTGCTCACTGATACGACCGTTACAAATGTGCATCTGCAATTTATCACTTCGTTGGCTTCACCATTGGGGTCTAATGGGTACATCAACCCATTAGAAAACGGCTCATCTAGCTCTGCAAGCTCCATATTCATATGTTCATGGGTGTCACGAACACGCTCATCCAGAGTAGCCATCCATCGTTTTTTAAGCGGTATTCCCATGCCTTGCGCTTGGTACGCGCCAAGTACTTTTCCTTGATTATACGCTCGGATTGTTTCGGTTCTCGCTATTGTACGCGCTTGCCTCGCGGTCATGTTGGCTATATCTTGAACTCGCCGTGTTATCTGCGGTATGCTTTCGCCAAGGATTAAAGCCTGACCCAACTGGTCACGCAAACGATTTACGATAGTAGCGCTATCTCCGAGCCGCCCAATTGCAGTATCGTAATAAAATCGCCCGCGCAGCCTATCGCGCCATAATAGCGCCCCATCGCCGCGCCTAGCGATTTGCACTTGCTCCCATCCGGCAGGCTCGAATACCTCTCTAAAACCTACCTGTTGAAAGGAACCCTGAAAGCCCTCAATCGCTCCAAGCGGTGTATGTTCGCCGTTGAAAACCGCATTCAATGAGCTGCGGTTAATCAGTTGCATGTTCGCGGTTATGTCCAAATCACGCAGTTGCCGATTGATGCTAAGCCTAGTCTCACGATACCCGCCCGCGAAAATATTCAATGCCTCGCCGCTTATCATTCGCCTTGCGGTTTCATTGACGTTCGCAAT